AGTGTAGTCATCCAGCGTAGCATCGCCGGCCCCTACGCGGTCTTGCAGTTGCTTGAGCGCAGAAATGCTAGTACCGACTACACCTTGGATAGCCTGCACTTTTTGATCAACGATGTACTTGGCATGCTCAGTGGTGTAGNGCCGGATAGCNGTTTGCTCGATAGTAGCAAGCTGNCCGGCAACAGAAGCCCTAGCCTCTCGGCTCATGCTTTGCANCAGCGGCATGACTTGCTCACGCTGCTTTGCGAGGTAGTCTTGAAGCTCCGCAGGGCTTTGCTTACGTAGCTCAGGCAAGTCCTCAAGAAACTTCGCTTGGATTTGGGCAAGGCTGAGCTTGCCTAGGGTGTCTCGATACCCTGCTACAGTCCAATCCTTGGTGAGCGGTTCAGTGTTCAGTTCTTCTTCGCTCTTGGCGATACCGGCTTGAGCAGCCCCTTCGAGATAGGCTTGGGCAAATTCAAGCTCAGCAGCCTTGTTAGCGATCTTGGCCCCTTGACCAAGCAGGTTAGCCAGCAGGGAATCTCTCCAAGACGGGTCACCAGTAATCACAGGGGCAGGACGCATCACTGGAGATTGCACTTGCACCTGCTGCATGTTCGTGCCCGGCACCTTGATCTCGGCAGGGGTGTAGCCGCTGCTTTGGTAAGAGCGGGTAGGCAGGTTTCCATTGTTCGGGGTTGCAGGCATGTTCAGCTCCTCAGAAACTGAAGTTCAAGGGCGGACGCAATCCGCTACCAAGCGTAATGCTGGAAGCGGGCTGTGCTGGCGCAGGGCCAAGCCCCAGTTNCATCTTGTTCATGAAATAGGTGCTACCTGCTTGCATGGCACCAGCAAACAGGCTTTGCGTGAGCAGACCAGCCGTGCTAGGACCAGTGTATTNGTACTGGCGCATTGCAGGGGCGCTCTGCTTCGTGTTCAGGGTTTGCATCTCCAGCTCGTAGTTGTACTGCTCGATAGCTTTCTCGTAAGCATCTTGATTCGCAGCCAGCGCAGCATCTGTCCGCATCTGAATATCCGAGAGGATGGAATCTACGCTAGCGCCGATGCTGCCAGTGCTAGCAGCAGCTAGCCTAGCTTGACCAGCCTGGGCCAAGCCTGCCGTGCGAATATCTGCACCGTACTGCGCACGCTGCATCTTCTGCTGGCCTAGCTGCATCTGCAAGAACGCAGCGTTGTAGGCGTTGCGAATCATGGTGTTCAGGCTCTGGCGCTGAATCTGCTCGCTTTCCTCCTGCGCTTGCAGGGCCATCTGCTTCATGGCGCTATTCTTCGCAGCCATCCCACTGAGGAACATGCTGCCAGCAGTAAGCGCTGCACTCCAAAGTAGGGCGCTCATTGCGTTCTCCTTATGACAAAAGTCGAAAATCCCCGTAAAGGCCTCTAGAAGGCCCTAGGAGCCGTTCTAGGGGCTTGTACGTAGGGTAATATACCCTAGGCCCTAAAAACGGCTCTACGGCCTTTCTATGAGGTCTATTTTCGCTCAGAGGGCCTCTGGCTTACCTACGACGGTACTTGGGCTGCCAGCGAGATAGGAACTCCACAGAGACGCAGTTCAGCTCCTGGGCACTCTCCGTGAAAATCTCACAGCTACTGCTACGCATCTCGGTACGGCAAGGGACCTGCTGCAAACTGTGGGAGCTGTACAGGGCTTTGCCAATGTCGATCTCGGGGTTATCGAACGTAACCGTGGGAATCAGCAGCTCGTCCTCAGGCGTAAATTGGTCCTTGATGCGAGCGCGGAATCTTCCAGTGTTTCGAGTACCCACTTGCAAGCGCAGCAAGGTAGCCTTGCCAGAATGCATCGTGCTCTCGTTTTGGTCCTTGATCACAGGCGGGGTAAGCACGAATCCGCTGTAAAACGGAATCCCGATGCAGATAGGACCATCAGGCTGATTCGAGGCAAGCTTGAACCTACCNCCACCGAGGTGCGTAGCCCCTACGTCCTCTCCTTGCAAATCCCCTGAGCCTCGCACAAGGCGGACCTTATCGAAGAAGTCAGGCGAGAACTCTAGCAGCGAGTTCGCAAATACAGAGCCAGCGAGATTTACCTCGGCATTCTGAGCATTCGCGGTAAAGTAAATGTCCAGATATGGCCGTACATTCCCATCAGCTTGCACAGCAGATGCCCTGGGGTCGATACTGCAATACAGCAGCCTGCCGTTTTGCAGGAACAGCACAAAGAGCAGGTCCTGTGCGAAATACACCGTGGCTATGTCGTACTCAAAGGTCCATTGGTGCCAGGCTTGTTGAGCCTTGGTATCGCCATCCCAGTAGTACTCATGCACGTACAAGCTGCGGTTATCCTCTGTGCTGAGGAATACAGCTACGTTCGCAACGCTACTGGATACAGCAGCTCTGCACCGGCCAGGCATGTAGCGAGGTAGGTGCGGAGTGCTATCCAGTGAGACGTATTGCGAATCCGTATAGCTGCTTGGCAGCATTTCCATGAAGCCGAAGAAATCTTCACTGCGCGGAGTGGGGTACAAGAGAGTACGGCCAATGCTGATTGGGCAGCACGTGGTATCCGTATCGTATGTCGAAGTAAGCACGACAGTGGCCGTGCTAGAGGTGATAGCGGTGTTGCCGCTAGGGATGACAGCTTGATACGCTTGGCTAAAGAGTATCAGGTCCTTATTGAAAGGCACCGCCCACTCATAGGCGGCAGAGGTATTCATACCGCTACCAATCTCGATAGCGTCAGAGGGTACGACAGTCGTTACCGTGCTGCGGAAGAATCGGCGAGGCTGATTGCTCTCCGAGAGCGATACCATAGGGCCAGAGAGCAGCACCAGCCGTCCTTGATAGCTGGATATTCCAGTGATGCCGTACTGCATCCACTCGTGCAGCGGGTTGTTTTCATCATCGCCAGCCTTGCGGCCCTCGAACGGGGAATTGTCAATGGCCCAAGCACTGCCATTCCAGTACAAGCTAATCGGGCAGTTCGTGATGCTCGTAGGCGAGCCATAGGCCCCTGTTTCTTCCCACTCTGTGGTGGCGGAATTGTAGCGGTAGTACTGCGCAGCCTTTCCAGTACCGACACGGCAGATATAGCCATTGGCGGATACAGGCAACCGGCTAGGTAAGAGGCCCACGTTGCTCACAGAGCTGTTCTTCGAGACCACGATGTAGCTGGTACCAATGGGGCTATTCACCGTGATACCGTTGTCTCTTGTGAGATAGACAAAGGCCCCATCACGCGCTACGTACAGCCCACCGATGTTTTGAGCAGCAATTTGATCTGCTAGCTGCTGCGCAATGTACTCAGGCGTAGCTCTCGAAGCGTCATCTACGCCAGTTCCGTTAGGCGTGGTGTAGCTGGCGGTAAAGCTCCAAGAGCCGTTATCGAACCCAACCGTTACCGTGTAGGTCCGGCTAAAAGCTCCTGAGACGATATAGAAGAACCCTGCATTATTCGGGTTGAAACCGCTGTAGTTTCTCTGGATTTGAGGCACCTTTTCGCGGTTCAGGATGAAGAACTCATTGCCTACGGTAGCCACTCGAATGTTGTTTGCGTTTCGTGCGACGCAATATCCGCCAGTATCCAGCAGGGCCTCTTGTTCCAGATTCTCATTCAGCACGAAGATAGCCCCTGCCCGAGTGCAGATGATTACATGCACCCTAGTCCCTGCAATATCCGTGAAGAATCCGCGAATGCTGTCGCAAGTAGCGCTTGGCATCATCCCCACAGCCCTGAGCTGAGCGCCAGGACGTCTGCGCAGATTCGTTACAGGGTCGCTCAGCATATTCACTTGAGCGGAGAGCTGGCCAGGTAGCCGTTCCTCAGGGATTTGCTGCGAGACACCTTGCAAAAGGGATTTGTATGCGCTTTCATAGGTCGGCATAGTCTGCTCCTTGGCTCAGCGCAGCCCCTCAGCCACGCAGAGCGCGTTGAATTTTCTTCCAAGTACGGGTTCCTTTGGTGCTATACCGCATCTGCTGAAGATGCTCTTGCATGAGCTGATTGTAAGCAGCATTAGCCATCGCTTGCCAGACTTGCAGCTCTTGCGTAACGCCGATGTCCGTGCTGATAGCCTCGATGCTAGCGGTGTTCAACACGTAGTCCGCAGCGGATTCTTGTAGCGCATCGAATGGCAAATCATGCACCACAACGCCAGAGACCGGCGTATCGAACTTGTAGGTCAGGGTCTTTGTGTTGTAGAGCTGCTGCCCTCGCACCACAGCGGGGAATTCAGGGTCTGGAATGAACTTCAGAGTGTTCGCACCAATGTCGATCACCCCATCAGAATTGGGATAGGCGGTATAGCGATAGGTGTTGAACCACCATCCCTGCATCAATAGCTGCTTACGCACTCGGTCGAAGATTGGCAGCAGCACAGCCAGCGTAGGGTGCTTTACCTCTGTGCTAGTAACCGGCCTCTCACCGAGCCTTGGCAGCACCATGTTGATAGCGTCCAAAAGTCTCATAATCCCCTCTTTATGTAAATGTCATCAAAAAGGGAACCNAGATTGCTCCAGGTTCCCTTTTCTTCAGAGTGGTCAGATAGCAGCCTCAGCGACGACAGCAACGGCATCGCCACGCTTGACACCCACGTTGTACATCGTGTAGCTGTCCAGAACATTGGCGAAGCGCTCTTTGTCATCCCAAATGCGCACGGTCATCCCTTGGGCCTCAACGGTAACAAGGGTCTTGCGCGGATGGAAGATGATCATCCGAGCAGTGGCCTCGTCAGCGGTTACGTTGTATTCCGCACCCAGGAAGTGATTGGTGATTGCGCCAGTCGGGAATCGCGGGGTCTCGATGATACGCAGACCATTCACCCACGCAATGCGACGCTGAGCGTAGTTGTTCATCGGGTCGCTGCCTTGAAACTCCACGTTCATCAGCTTCTCGTGTTCGAGCAGCAGGTTGAACGTATCAGGCGAGACCAGCGTGGTAAATTCATTCAGAGCGCCACCAAGGTCGCGCTTGATGAACTCCGCGATGCAGTCCTTGTGAGCCTGCACCAAAGCCTCAGCTTTCTGAGCAGCGGTTCCAGAAGTCCATCCAGAGTATCCCGAAAGGGCTTTCCAGATACCGTCATAGAAAGCGCCAGAGGCTTTCAGCGAGGCAGGCGCTTGCCACTGCCCTGCCTTGATGAGCTGAATGAGGTGCGCTTGGTCGAACGCTTTGGCGTGCGCAGAGCCATGCTCAGCGCTGTACTCCGCACGGAAGTCAGGCGCAGTCCAATCGTCGTTGTAGTCGATAGGCGTGCGGATGTACGAAGTGGTATCCACCGTGATTACGAACTTCTCATTCACGATACGGGTGGGTTCCAGAGCCTCACCGCTCTTGCGGCCTTTCACAACCGCAGCACCGACGCGATCACCACGCCAGGTATTGGTCTTGCCTTGGACTTGCTTGAAGTTCGTCAGGCCATTGGAGCGAAAGAGGCTTTCCACTCGGAAAGAACCCTCAATGTCGCCCTCGTAAGCCTCAAG